CTTCACCTAAACGGATAGTTTCTTCTACATCGTCGTCTCCCATAGTAGCAATTCTCATCAAGATTTTACTCATGATATCAGGTGTTAAACCGGGTGTTTTACCTTTTGGATTTTCTGGGGTAGCTAGATATTTTGAGTAGCCTGTTTCTTCTTCGATTGGTTCACCTACTAAAGAATCGTAATCGTCCATTGAAAGGAGACCTCTTAGCTTAACGGCCTCTATAGCGCGTTCTGTTACCTCGTGTAGGTCAACATCTTCTGCTGCATCTTCTTTTGCCCACTCTAACATACGAAGGAAAAGAGGAACATCCATAGCGATAATGTCTGTTGGATCTTCTTCTTGTTCGTTTAGATATTGATTAGAATTTTCGATGTATAAAGTATTTGCTTCATCACCTTGACCATCAATATATCTAAGTTTAACTCTATAAACTAAATCGTCGCTAGCATAGTCTGCTTTGGATATATCTATAATTTCACCTTCTGTTCCGTAAGGGAATTCAAAGCTTGGGAAGAATGAAGGATTGATTTTGATAGTATCTCCTAGTAATAATTCTCCACCTTCAAATTCGTTTACAAGTTTAGAGAAGAATTCTTGTACTTTTTTTAGGTCTTCCATTACGATACGTCTTTTTCTGAGAATGTTAATTTAATATCTTTACCTTTGAGAGCGTCAAATATATCTCTATCAGTCTCGTCGCTCATATCAAATTCTTGATTGATACCTAAGTCGTTAAGAAACTTATCGAATTGAGCCCCAAAAAAGGAGTCCATAGAACCATCTTTGTAATATACTCTAGCTTTTCTAAATAAACCTTCTCTGTCGGTATATTCAAAATCAATGGTTTCAATATCTGAAGTTTCGGCTTCGTTTAGGGATTCGTTCATACCTAATTCGGCATGTAACACTTCTATAAAAGGGCTAAAGTTTTGAGAACCATATTCGTCCTTTAAAATTGTAGCTACAGCTTGGGCAAATTCTTTATACCCCAGATTTTCCGGAAGTACCTGATTGATTTGTTGAGCTAGACTTTCCTGAAGTCCCGCTTCGTTCAGATACTGGTTTTTCATCCACTTGTTTGTATTGAAGCTCATCTGTGTTAATTGTTGGGGGATTTACTTGTGTTTTAGGTATATCCTTGATGTAAGCTACACCATTTACTACCTTACGAGTCTGTCCCGGGTTGAATTTCATATCTATAAATATTATTATTTTTTAAGGGATTCAAGGTAGGCAATTGTTTCTGCTAGAGATTTATCTGCTAGTTCTTTATTTATACCTCCTGTCCACTTTTGAACTTCACCTTGTTCACTAACAAAACCCTGATTTGATTCAGTAAATAAATTTTCCATCCACTCTTTAAAACCATTAATAGTATCATCTACTATAGTATTATGAAGTTGATTAGTGTAGGTCTCCCAAAGACCTTTCTTTTTAAGTTCATGTTCAAAATCAACATGACAATCAAAACAATGTCTAAAGTGGGTATATATATCTTTATCTACATTTTTGTTCATAATACGACTACAAGAAGGACAAAATAAAGGCATTACAGCCTCTTTTGCTTTATCTAATTTAGTAATATTCTGTTTAATACCATCTTTAATAGTCCATTGTCGACCATTTTCAGTCCAAACATCTCCTTCTTCGTAAAATTCTTTAATTTTAGTATAACCAATTCCACTTAAAGTTCGGTCTCCTGCTTTTCCTTGAACTACATTTCGTAAACGTTGAACTTCTTTTTCTGAAAATTCTTTTTTTAAAACTGATTCGTTTTTCATAAACCTAAATCTTGTAACTGTTTAATTGTGTCGTCTGCTGAGGTGTGGAATATACCAATTCCTCCTGCAGCATTCCAAGCATCAATTGTATCTTTTCTATCGTCAATTAAAATTGTGTTGGGGCGAGCAAATTTTACTTTATTTTTAGCTGAAGCAAAATACATTTTACGCATATTAGATAAGCGCTGACCCCAATCAAGTTTACCTTGCATTGATTCGTTGTATTCGGGAGAATATCTCTGATCTTCAGGAGCATCAAAGTTTACCGAAGGAGCGGTTAAAACGTATGGGTTGTATTGTTTAATATAATCCCAATATTTCTTTCCATCAGGCATCCAATCTAAACCCGCCCAGTATTCTTTTTCAGATATACCTTTTTCTTTTAGACTGTCTCTAAATATTTTCCAAAATTCTTTTTTACCTTGAGCATCAGCATGGTGTGTAGTCATACCTGTAAGATCTTTATATCCCTTATCAAAGTCTGCTAATACACCATCCATATCAGAGAAGATATAGTATTTTTTAGGTTTCTTCTCTTGTTCTTCAAACATAGGTAAACCGATATTTTTTGTTCTTTTAGCCCATAAATCAAGAATTTCTTTTCTTTCTTCTGGGGTAATGGGTTGTTTATCTAAATAATCATCAATTACCTCGATAAATGGTTTTTTAGATTTTTTAGCTTTAAGGTACATTCCCTGAAGCATAGCGTCTACTTCTTTAGCTAATTTAAAGTAGGCTGATTTAGGGAGTAAATCAGCATTGATCATATCTCTAATAAACTCATCATCCTCTATTTTCTTTCCAGGACGTAAGTTAGCTCCGTCTTGTGTTAGATGTTCAAGCTCGTGTCTGATAACGTCTTTTAAGTCAAACGAAACGGTCTGCCAATCTATATCTTTTGGGATTTCAAATCTAACTGATAGTAAAGGAGTAATTTCATCTTTTTTATCATCATACCCAGCATTTGCTCCTCCGTCTACTGTATAAGTATCGTCTGTATAAACTGCTTGAACATAAAAATCAAATTCAAAATCATCAGAGATAATATCTGGGTCTTCATCAGCTGGTCCTACTGTAAATGTCTCGTCTACTACTTTTTTACCTACAGTATAACCGTCTTTGATAAGTTCAAAGGCTAAGCGAGAAAGCTCGTTAGTGAATTTATCGTAGCGACCTTCGTTTAATGATTCTTTAGAATTTTGTTTTTTATAATCATCCATATTTTTATTGGATGTTTTTTGACCATCTTCCTGTAAGCCATCAGTCCAGTTACGGAAGGTCATTGTACCTTTTAGGTTAGCTTCTTTTTCAAGATCGTTTATATGGTTATCCTCTAAGGTATTTGTAGTAGAAACATTACCTAATCTATCTTCAAGATTTTGAATGTGGTGAATCATCTCGTGAGAGTAAGAACGCACAACATCTTTGGGATGACGACCATAAGTGTAAAGAACGATCATTCGTTCATTTGGATCATAATATGCTGTCTTACCCAAGAAATCTTGAGAATTTTCTACATCATTATCTACAATTTTTAAAGCAGGAACAGGATCAACATTATATCCTTTTTCGCGCATGTAATTAGTTAAAGCAGCACACTTTTCTATAATGTCAATTGTATTGCTAGAGGTTAAATTTTCCCTAACAACAGTCTTAGTTACAATATTGTATATTTCTTCTTTTTCGTTAGCTGGCACTTCATCTGGTAAGAAGGTAAAAAATGTATCTTTATCTCCTTTTTGTAAAGCTTTACGCGCGTTTGTTCCGCTTACATTAGGATCAGATGTTTTGATTACTTTAACTTTTAAGTTAGGGTATTTTTCTTCTACTCCTTTAGTACGAGAAGCAATGTCTTGTAAATCATCTTCTCTACCTTCGCGGTACCCAATTACAAAGTATACTTCTTCAGTAGGATGTTCTTTAGCGTAACGCATGATGTCTCCAATAGGAGCTACTGATGGTTCTATTTCAACTTTAGGGCCTAAAATTTCTTTATAAACATCCCAAATTTGTATTGCTTGTTCTTGTTCAATGCCATCTCGAACACCACCCCCAACATATACCAAAAATTTATCAATTTCAGGCATATCTTTTAAAGCAGTTTTTACAATGTCAAAGTGACCTTTAATAGGTGGTTTAAAACCACCCCCGTAAATCGCAGTTACTTTTCTTGCGTCCTCTTGAAGAATGCTATTAACGATTTCTTTTACTAATCGATTCATGAAGCTAGGAATGATTTTAATTTAGATTGTGCTTCTTCAGGACTTACTATTTGTTGAATTGTTTTGGTAACGTTTTCTTTAGACATTAAATCTCGTATTTCCTGTTCAAGTTTTTCTTTATCAGCTCTTGATTTTGCTTTTTCCTTCTCTGATTTTTCTTTTGTGTCAGTAGGAATATACGGAGAAATATACTGGTCTACAATGTCTTCTAAATCTCTTGCGTCAGATAATTTTTTATCTTTTGTAGTGGCTACAAAATTATTACCAAATAAATTAAGATAAGGGATAAAGTTTTTAGTTACGTTAGCCCATGTTTGCATTACAATACCAGGCATTAGGCTACGATCTTCACCTCCTGAACGTTCAAATCTATCTTGGTTTTTGCTAAGTGATTTTTCAAGTGAAGAATAAACATAAACCATAAACACTTCATAACCGGCATCTTCTAAAGTTTTCTTTAACTGCTCTGTCTTTTTATATGAAGCTGCTGTACCGTCAATTACAATATTTTCTCTGTTTTCAACATCTTGAGCTAGTTTTTGTTGATAGGTTTTTTGAGCCTGTTGCATAGCAACTGCTGCTTTACTTCTACCTTCAGCATCTGCTTTTTTAAGATCTAAAGATACTCCAGCTGCTTTTAAATTAGCTATAAAATCATCATCAATGTTTAAAACTTTTAAACCTAAATCTGAGATAATATCTCCAACAATAGATGACTTACCGGCACCCGGAGCACCAGCTAAGATGACAGCTTTGGGGGCACCTTGTGCCTCTCTAAGTAATTGTACCAATGATATCATAAACGCGCGTTTACGATAAATATTAAAGTTCTCTCTTAACTGTAGTTCTGAATTCGGTAAAGATAGGTGAGTGGTTTGGGTTTTCTAGATCAAACAATTTCTTAACTGTTTTAAATATATCCATGTTTTCCTCTATAGTGCGACTAGATTCATAGATTTCCCACCCCTTACCTTGCATAGATCCATTTTTTGGACCACGCTTAGATGATTTAAGCCACAAAATTGCTGTGCGGTCAGCTGCTTTACCGTAACATTCTTGGTAACACGTAGCGTAGGCGGCTGTTTGTAGGTCATAGGTAGTCTGTAAATGATTTGAGGTTTTAAAGTCAATAATCCAAAGTTTATCATCTATTTCACAAACCAAGTCACACGTACCTGCTATCTCTAGCTCATCTGAGAACAAATGGACTTCGGTTTCGATCAATTTTGGTTTATAAGTTTCCCAAAAGTCTACAAAACGCAAAAACATCTGCCACACATCTGGGTTATGTTGTGGGTTACCCCATTGGTTTAGGAAAGAACATTCCTTACCATTCAGATAATCTTCAATTAATTCGTGAGTAGCAGTACCATCTTCACCCGCTTTTTTAACAATGTAGTCAGCTGAACGACCCATGTTTTTAAGCCAATCTTCAAAATGCTTTCCTTTAGGATAAGCCGATAACACATAAGTGATAGAAGGATAATATTTTCCGTTACGTCTATAGTAACGTGAATCTGGCATTGTAATTTGCTTAGCATCTTCTGAGATCTCTAAAATACGATCATAAGAGTGCTTAATATTTCTTTTACTCATATTAATTGGAGTTTCTTTGCCATTAAATCATATTGAGACAAAGGGTGGGTATTTTGTATAATTTCGGTAACGTGTTTAAAACCCATTTCAGATGGGTCTTTATCGTCTAGTTCCACCAAATAGACTTCTTTACCTTCGTTAAGTAATTGCTCACAGAATTTAATAGCATCTTTTTGAGCATCTTTATCTAAAGCTATATATATCTTTTTTACCTCAGAGGTAACAATTTTTTTCATCAATGCTTTTTGAATGTGTTTTCCTAAAAGTGGAATAGCATTTCGTTTAACAGCTAAAGCATCAAACATACCTTCAACCAAAATTAAAGGTGAAGACCAATTGATAAACAACTCAAATGGCACAATATCCTTACTTAGGGGCGGGTTTTTATATTTTACTGGGGAGTGAGAGTTAAAGTTACGAGCAACAAAATAATTTAGTGCTCCCTCATGGGAATACGACGGAATAATAATCATATAATCATATATACCACTACTACAATAACCAATATTATATCGCAGTATATCTGCTTTAGTTACGCCTCGTTTTTTTAAATAAGCTAGTGCTTGTCTACCTTTAATATCACTTTTTGTAATTTCAAGTAGAGGTTTGAATTCTTTAGGTAAATCTAAAGCTTCAATTTTTTGAACTTGAGCTCCTACATCTGGGTAGGTAATGTGTTTTTTGAGTTCAAATATTTTGTCTTCGGGTGCTTTAGCTTGTTTTAATAAGGTAACTAAATTAGTTCCTTTTTTGTTACAAACCCAGCAATGCCAAGGGTTACCCTTTACAGAATCGTCAAAATTAATCTCTAGTTTTGGTTTTTGGTGGTGGCAAAACGGGCAATGATACGCCTGATTGCCTCGAGCTGTTGATTTACCAACTCCCAAAACCGAATTTACTATATTAACTAGTAGATTATTTACCATACGCGGTAAGATAAAAAAGAAAGCTTGGTTTCCCAAGCTTACTTTAAAATAATAGTTCCGACTATTTTAATAGAGGTTCTATTTGATCAACAATGCTCATTAACTCTCTTAGTTTTTCTCTAAGTTCAGATGGATTCTTAAGCATGGAACTATAAGCATTCCAAGCATACCTTCCGGCGTATATGTCATTAATAGTATCTTTGTATTTGATAGCAAGTTCTCTAAACTCGTCAGGGTTTTTAACATTGAGAGGTTCTAATCTAGCTAACTTTGCGGGATCGAATTCTTCTCTATTTTCAGCTATATATTTTTTTAAATCAAAATTGTCCATTTTCTCTAGAGTTAACTTTGTTATAAATATAAGAATAAATGTTTAGGATAAAAAATCCTTAGTGAAGAATTTTCCGAGGATATTATCGTTAAAGTATACTTCGGAATGTTCTAATACACCTAACATAAACAAATACTTACACTCATAGTAAGTTAATAACTTTTTGTTATCAACCAAATGTAAAATTTCACGTGTAAATTCTTCTTGCTTCCCTTCTTTTATTAATTCAAGGATAGGTTTAGCTGAACCATAGTAGGTTTTCCAATCACTTTCTTTTTGAATTACCTCAGTAGTAGCTCTTCGTCCTCTACCAGTTTGTTCAGCAAGTTGTTTTTTAGTAAGTTTTTTCTTTACGTTATGGAATAACGATTTTTTACCAATATAGGCTTTGCCTGTTGGTTTATGGGTAACTATATAGATGAAACCATATGTACTCTCTGGGAGTGCTTCTAGAGAGTTAACTTCTTTTCCTTGAAATAACCACATTATCTGTCTAAATTTATCATTATTGTTGTATCGGTTGTTCTAGATAAAGATAGGGGCTGTGAAAGCTTACCTACAGCTAGTAGTTCTTGGGCTTCGTTATATAACCCTACTGTTGTGACATAGGGTTGGAAGTAAGAACTAGTTACAAATCCGTACAATGTACCATCAGTTGAACCAGAAATCAACGATGGATTTTGAGAGAAATTAAATTCGTTTTCGTTTGCAGTAGCTTTATACTGTGTTTCGTAAATTGTATATGATGAAGAGAACGAGCAAGTAGCTTCAGTTGAAGCAATAAAATCCGTAAAACTTAAAGGATCTAAACCATTTCCATTAGTTAAAACTACAATACCATGTGTATAAATTATGTTTCCAACTACCTCTCCATTTCCTAAAATACTACCTGAGGCTATGATATTTCCCTCACCATCATCTGTAAAGATTACCCCTGTATCTCCAGTATCATCCCAAACAAAAGAATTAGGTTGAATATAATCACCAAATAAAAATGAAGGTATAGAAAATATAGCTATCTGATCACCTGAACCTGTAGGGAAATATCTGTAGGGAGTAAGAGTAGATTGTAAGTAGTTATCAAATCTACCAGTTGGGTTTGAAGAACCAGTTATAACATTTCCTACTGGATCTGCTCCTGGTACAATGCTAGATGTTGTAGCATTGTCACCTGAGCTAGCAGTTAAAAAGTTTGAATAGTATAACTCTTTAATTGAATTATATACTAAAGTTTGATACTGGTTGTTAGTAGCTCCAGTTTTAGCTGATGAAGCCGGATAGAAAGTTCCTAGGTTATTTACACCTAGGAATCTATCTATTTGGACATCGCTATCTGAAAATTGACTATAAGGAAAAGAAAAACCCTTATTTACCTCAAATGGGGTAATTATTATATCAGAGGCTAAAAATTGTTTCCAAGCACCCATTCATTTTAGAAATCAAGTTTTACTCTAACAAGAGCTTCTTTGGTAAAGTCTTTAATTAATGGTCTAGAAAGTTTAGCTACGGCCAACAACTCACTAGCATCATTATATAAACCAACTGTAGTAATGTATACTTGTGGGTTATTAATAAATGAACTATATAATACTTCACCAGTTGAACCTGAAATAAATGATGGGTTTTCTGAGTAGTTAAACTCAGAACTTCTTGGTCTTACAAACACATAGTCTGAGGCAATATTTTCCTGAGAGTTTAGAGTGAATGGGAAACTAGAAGCTCCTGAAGCCGAAATAGCTGTAAATAATCTAAATGGGTTTTGACCATTAGTATTTGAAGTTCTGTTAGGTACTAAATTAATAGACTGAGAGATGGCTAATGGATTTAATAGGATAGTTCCAATATCTGGGAGTAACCAACCATATGAGCCTGAACTTGGTGAGTATCCATTGATACCGTCTGTACCTGAACCTGAGTAAACTATACCTGCTGAGCCTGATACAAGTTGGAATACTCTACCTGCATCACAGAATATTTGAGAAGAGGCTACTTGAGAATCATCAGTAATTGTTAGATAGCTTGAACCTGTTCTAAATGTTAAAGTTAAAGAACCAGGGAATAGTGCTTCTTTATATCTATCTCTTTCGAGTGAAAGTGCCCAGAAATCAGATCCGGTAATACCACCCCAAGAGAAGTTAGCGTTTTCGTCTCCTAATACTAGGATTTGATATTGACCCCAAATAGTACCTGAATAGGAATATCCGTTTACTGCTGGATTGTATAATTCACTACCACTTCCGTATAAGTTACCGTAGGTAACAGCAAATTGGATTGAGTTAGTAGCTGCAGTATCGTAAACGTTCAAGTAATAGTTACCGGCTGAAGATGCAGCTTGAGTAGATGAGGTAAAAAATGTAAATAGACTTGCAGTTTCGCCTGTCCAAATACCAGCTGTAATTGAATCAACTGATACTACAAAATCATCTGGTTCGAATGCTTTAAATGACATATTCTATAAATTAAGATACTTTAACTACTTGAACTGGGATCTGAATACGAGCACCTGAATCTCTACCGATTACAGTTAGTGTAGCGTATAGTACAGAATTAGTGCCAAATAATGTGTTAACTGTGGTTGCTTTAAGGTTAATTGTTGTACCAACAACTGTTTTAGATACTGAAGTGCCTAGTGTAGTTGTAGCGTTTAGAGCAACTGCGTCTGTAGTATTGATACCTACACCATTGAATTGGCTAAATAATCTAACATCAGAGATAGTAGCTGTGTAACCTGCTGCTTCGGATTGGTTACCACCTAAATAGTTTAGGGTTTGTGGAGTAATTGCTAATGAAGCACCTTGTTTGATTACGATTGAAGTATAACCCAAATCTAGGATAGGTAGCTTAGCTGTGCCACGTGGTAAAGTAGTTAACAAGTACTTCATGATTTGAGTACTTTGTGGGAAAGCTTCTAATAGAGGCATGTTTTCAATTGCCTGACCATAGTATGCTGAACCTGAAGGATGGTTTGGATTGTATAAAGTGTAATCAATCTCGTCATCTGCTAAAGCAAATTGAGTAATTTGAAACGAACCATCGTTTTGGGCTAATAATTGACGACCCTTATCTGTAAGAATAGCGTCTACTGTTACTACTGAGTTATTTAAATATCCCATTGTTTAGTGTTTGATTTATTATAAATATATTGGTTTAAAATTTTATTTAGGATTTTGGCGCTGATTGCGGTTTTTCCTCAGTTTGGAATAAAGGTACATTCGGATTTGGATCACTGCCAAATCGTCTTGAAATATATTCTTGGTTTTGTTGAACTAAAGTTGTATTATCGGGTTTAGATAAACATCCTTTTCCAATTCCTGAGAAGTTAGTTATTTGAGGGGCTTGGGTTACAATAGCTCTTTTTGATTTATCAGCGGCCCAAATTAAAGCACCATATGATACTCCCGAAATACCACCAGGTTGTCCTACATTTTGATTACCCCCTACTTTATCATTATTAATAGAATATGTTATAAAATCAACTTCTTTAATACCTGCTGCTAAGTAAGTAATACCACTACCTACATTTACACCTGTGATTTTAATAGGCCAGTTAAGAACTTGATTTAGTGATCCTGAAGCTACACCTCCTAAGTTTTGATAAAGTGATATATAATAATCACTTCCAGAAACACTACCAGTATAAAGTTCATTTAATAAAGTATTAGTAGATACTTGTGAACCTGTAACTTCATACCCATCATTATTTAAAGTAACATTATATATAGCACTAGTACCTGCTGATACTTTATTCCAAAGAATATATTGATCTGAGGTGTTAAATACTATAGAACCAGTACCTACTACTGCATCTGTAGCTGGGATTATAAAACTAGAAGTAGCAGGAATACTAGCATCAGTTAATATAATCTGTGAAGAAGAAGGTGGCATAGTAGCATTTGAACCCTCATATTGGTTTACTACTACAAGATTTTCAAAATCGTATCCTCTGTAATTGTAATTTAAGATATCGGTATAACCCTGATCTTTTTGTTTTGTATAAAATACATTATCAGGACCTGTAGCACTAATCATTTGAGTAACAAATACAGCACCACCTTTTTCAATTTCTGGGTATGTGCCTCCACCCCCATTAAACTCTAATAAAGTATTACTTCTATCTTGAGCTGGGAAGAATGGACTGTCAATATTAGAGTTTACTGAACCATAGTAGTAACCTGGATCGTTTGTCCCTTGTTCGTCAGAGTTTCTACTGCCTATATAACGAGGTAAAGTACTTCTTCTAGAATTATAGTTAAATGTTTGTACTGTAGAAGGAGTAGCATTTCCATTTATAATAGCTTGTTGGTTAATAGGAATAGTTGCACTATCGGGATAATCAATATCCATAAAGGTATCGTTAACTCTAGCTAATAAAGCATTACCAAATACAGCATTACAATCACTATTTTCAAAACTTAAAGGAACAAATGGTTCTAAAAGTGTTTGTTGATTTAAATCATCACTTATGTTAATAGGGAATGGTTGAGATAAATCAAGTATTCCTGATCCTTGGCTATTTAAAGTAAATTCATATCCATCAGATTGATTTACTAATAAAACATAATAAGTAGCTTGTTCTTGAATACTTAAAACATCTAATTCAATAAAGTTTTCACTATTATTAGTTATACTAACATAAGTACCTACAGGCCATCCTGTAGTAGATGATATTGTTGGGTTTAAACTGATTGATGGAATTAATATTTTTAAAGCACTAGGAATATAACTTGTAAGATCAAGACCATTATCTGAGGTTTTATTAATTATAACTGCTTGTACCTTATAAGTATCAGCATAACTAACTGGGGAAGTACTTCTATCAGTTGTTCTACTAGAATTCCACCAAAGAGCTATGTCACCACTTGGCACAGAAGTATTAACAAATGATGATAAGGGGATTTGATCAGCTCCTGAGCTAGTATCATTAGAACCAGCGCCATTATTAGTATAATGGTTAATGTCATAAGTAACAATAGTAGTATCTGCTACTTTAAATGGTTCACATTCTGGGTTAAGTTCTCCATCTGTAGCTATAATAGATGAACCACTAAATTCTCCATTAATAAATTCTTGAGCAGTGCTATCTGTAAATGGGATTAATTTAAATGGAGTTACGTTTATACCATCCCAACTTTGAGTTACATTAACTACTTGATTAACTGTGAATCCAAAATCCTCATCAAAATTAGTTATCAGATTAGGTAAAGTACCACCATCAGATCCTGTAAATTGTTCAAGTGGGAATGATTCAAAATCACTAGATGCTCTATAGATTTGTTGACCATTTAAAAGTTCAGAAACTTGACCAATTGAACCTGTTAATGTAAGATCTTGGAATAAAATTGGAGTTAAAAGTCCTGCTGAGCTGCTATAAGCACCTTGTGGGGTTTCTATTGTTGCTTGTGGGAGTGGATACTTCTGTCTTTCAAGCATGTGTTGTTTGATTACAATACCTGTAGCAATGCTAGTTCTAGCAGGTACGTAATCTTTAACCATTTTAAAGAGTGAGTTATCAAAGAACTTAATTAATCTAACAAAATCTGTTAAATCATAGTTTTGAATATACTTTAAGAAGTATTGGTCACGTAGTTGTACTAGTGATGGGTATTCCACGTTTCTCGACGGGATTAAACGCGGATCGCCTATGTAATCACCATAGTCAAAGAAACCGATAGAATTAATTATATCGTCGTTAATTTCGTTTTGAGGTGAAAAAGCTACTTCTAAATAATTAATATTATTAGTATAACTTTCACTTATAAATGATGATTGTTGAACTGAAATTTGACTGGAGAGTACATTTGAATCCGGTAAAACTTGTTGAGTATTATTTCCATATTGGGAAGGGGCTAAAATAGTCTCGTAACGCTTAATTTTATCTGTGTTACGATTTCGCATTCCCATAGGAAATGAATCATAGTAAATAGTACCTCTATTTGTAGTAAAACTACCACTATTAATTCCAAAATTACTATCAGAAGCAAATGATGAAGTAGGTACCCAAGATCCTGTTACTTTAGGATGTATTGAGACTGAGCCTGTGTATAATTCACCTCCTAAGGGGGCTCTAAATGCTAGTTGAAGCGAACCACTATTAATACCATTACCTTCAATTGATTGAGGATTCATTACGTAATCTTCAAATACATCTACAGAAAGTGAAGAGGTAAAGTATCTAATTTCTTGGTATGAACCCGTAAAAGGTCTATAGTTGCCTATATTAGCTCTAGCATTAGATGGAAAATAAGAAGCATTTCCTGCTACCCAACTACTAGGACTTATGTTTACAGATGAAGAAGATATAAATCCTATAGTAGAGCCATCCCAACCATCATATATGTTATTAGCAGCATATAAAGTAAAATTAGCAGGGTCGTTTGAAGTATCTACAGTAGTGGCTACTGACCACCAACCACCATCAAAAAATGGTAAATAAACACTAGCTGAATTTGCACCTATTATAAGTTTTAAAGTAGCAAATTCATTGTAAGGATTGGGAGCTGAACCACTAAATGAGCCTGAGATAAGTCCTGAACCCGTGTATTCTAAAACAATTTTAGTAGAATTACCATTATCTAAACTCCAAAGAGATTGACTTCTAAAAGTTGTAGCTGAATTTAAACCTGGGGTTTGGAATCTAAACTGTAAAGTAGCAGGAGTACTGTTAGTAGCATTCCAATCACTATTTAATTGCCATTCGGTATCAATCCAACCACTACCACTGGTAGCAAACTTATAATCTCT